ATATATGCCCTAACTTTTTGGTTTTGATGCCAAATAATCATTTATATTTTGTAGTGTAATAACTTTAGCACCAAGTTCATGAACTTTATATATGGTTCCAAAAACTACTTTATGAAATTCATTTGAAAAATCTTCATCAGTTACAAAATATTTATCATCCATATCCAAAAGAGAAGGATTATTAAAAACGCATCCTATAACCTATAAGACGGCAGTTGTGTCATAATATTTAGCCATTATACGTCCTCCTCTAAGAATTTGAATACTTCAATCTTCTTCTTTTCTACTTTTGGAGGTGGAATTCTAATCTCTCTTATATTCACTACAATTTCACCTACATCTTTATTTATTTCTTTTGCCGTTTTAATTTTTTCAAAATGTTCTTGCGCTTTTTGATAACAATATGGGACAATACCGAGTGTGTTATATTCCATAGTTGCAGGATGTTTTAATACTTCATAATAATATTTTAAAGCATTTAAAATACCTTTATAAGTATAATTAAAATCTCGCCCTAAGTAGCGTTTCATCTACATTTGGATAACTGGATAATTAGCTTGCTTATCCCATAATTTATCTATGTATTTGCGGAGTTCTAATTCATCTTGTTGTTCGGTAAATTCTTCATTATTGTTTTCTTCTGCTTTTTTAGAACACTCTTTATGAGCGTATCTACGATTTGTTATCTAAATGAAAGGAACTTTATCTCTGTCAAATCTTTCTCCGCAATAAAAGCATTTTACAAAATGTGCTATTTTTTTGCCCTCCTTTCATTTTATAATAATATTATACCATAAAATAAGAAAAAAATCAACTCAATCCTGCGTAGGTATTGAGTTGATTTTTTCTTTCATATCATAACTTAAATTCCTCTTTCATATCCATAATAATAAGTGCTAACAATTCAGCCTGAGAAGGTGAAAGGTTCTGAACTTTCTTTCCCTTACCAAGATGCTTATCTACAATAGCTGTAATACGAGAACTAACTTTCGGGTCTTTATTCATAAGTTGTCCTGCCATTGTAGCAAATTCTTCTTTCATAGCATCAAAATCATATTCAATCTTTTGAACTTCTTTTTCTTTTTCATCTGTGACATATTTTCCATCATGTTCTTCGGCTTCCTTATCAATAGCTTCACGAACTGCTGCGACAAGGTCATCATAAGTAAATGGAATTTCTTTCTTTATATAATGGAAACGTCCGCCACAAGTAATACTATCATCATCAGCTCTAAGTGTTAAAACTGACATATCACTTGTTCTAACCTGATGAGCGTATCCATAAATATCGGCCATACCTTCAATACATTGTTTAGCAGCTGAACCACTAATTGCGGGGCCAATATAATTATACTCATTACCGGCAGTATCAGTTTTAGTTCCCAGCTTTTCGTGCCCGATAAAAAATACTGCGTATCCAAGCTGTGTCAATCCTCTGAATACTTCTTTAAACTGACTTGAAAATGCAGACCAACCTTTGCCATATCCAGCATCGCCAAGATTCTCAACATCAAGCTGGTCGCATACATACTTCTGACACATTTCAGCAGCAATATCTACTGTATCTACAATAATTGTTTTATACATAGCCTTAACATCTTCGGATTTCAACTGACGATATACCATAAGCATTTCGGCCCAAGATGTAATATCTACTGCTTTTACTCCTGGAAGGGCATTATAACCCTTTTCAAATGCGAGCAAAAGTGCATCTGGCATCTAAACAGCTAATGTAGTCTTTCCTGTTTTTGGAGCGCCATAAATAAATGTAATATATCCGCTCAAATCTCTACTTACTTTATGTGGTTCAATCTTTGTTAAATCTATAAGTCCCATTTAATCTTCCTCCATATTCGCTCCTATTTGATATAAGTAGGGTATGATTAGAAATCATACCCGTCGTTTGCGCTACTACTACCACTTGTAGCTACATTAGCTTTCTTACGATTTGCCTGATACTTTTCCTGACGCTCTTTAATTCCTGCCAGATATGTTTCACGAGCTGCCATTGCTTCTTTAAGTTCCTCAGCTGTGATTGTGCTTTCATCATCCCAAGCATATGGAGTTCCCTTAGCCCAAGTCACAACATACTCTTTACGAGTTGAACGTGTCTCAGAAACTGAAACTTCTCCAAATGCACCTTCCTCTTCTTTACGAGATACGATTGTTGTAGAAACCTGAGTTCCTTTAATCTCTGTGAAGAGAGGATTCTTATTTGAAATACCCATACTCTCAAAATATGCGATAGCCTTTGGATTATACACAACCAACTCAACAGGAAGAAGTTCATTACGGAAATTGAAAATTCCACCACCAATAATTGCGTGTTCCTTAATATTCTTCTCCTCGTTAGCATCAACTGTGCGGAACTTTGTCACGACCATATCAACATCAAAAGCTGCTCTGTCTGCGACCTTCTCCTTCAGCTCTTCACTTGCTTTCTTAATATGGATAAATCCACCATCATTTCTCTTTACACTAACGAGTTCTTCCTCACCATTTCTGTTTGAATAGAATTCATTCAGAGCAATTGCAGAATCAATCTCAATCTTTGCAGCTTCCTCGCCAGCTTCCATATATGTCTTATGAGTGCCATCAATAATGGCGTTCATAATATCCCAGTTGCCGTTCTTTTTACCTGATGTTCCAAAAGTAGGAGTAACATAAGTAAAATTAACTTCAACAATATTTTCAAAATTGTCATCAGTGGCAATCTTAATTCCACCGTTAATATATTCTGTGCCGGGGTTCTTAGAAGTTTCGCCCGTCACTTTCTTTTCCAGGCTATGCTCATACAAATAACCTTCAATATGTGTTGCATTCTTCATCTTTTTCTTCATAATTTTATTCTCCTTTTATATTATTATTCTACTACCTTATTTTTTCCTTTTTCTGTTAAAGCATAAATCACTGGATCTTGACTCACTTTTTCAACATAACCATCAGTTACAAGTTTCCGAATCGCACCAGATACGGTTCTGGAACTAATCAGAAGTCCTTCACCAATATCTTTTGCTTTCTGTTCTGGACGCTCTTCGGCAGTTTCCTGAAGATACTTCAAAATAAGTTTTCCATTGTCTGTAAATTCCGGCTTTTCTTTCTCAACAGTCAGGCTTTCCCAATACTGATAAGAATTTCCAGGCCAATCTTTTGGTTCTACTTTTTCACTCAAATCTTTTACAAATTCAATAAAATCACTTTTCGCACTCATTTTTTACTCACTTTCATTTTTTTATACTTCATTTATTTTACAATTATATTATACCAAATTTTTTTATAAAAATCAAATATATTCCCATCTTAGGCCAGCGCAACTTTTTATTTTACCTTTTGCACATTTACTAAGAGTAGAATTATCTACATTGTATTTTAAAGATGCTTCTTTAGCGCAAGAAAAAATTTCACCTGTATCAATACATTTTACCTTTTTAGCATTAGGATTTCCACCTAATTTCATCTTTTCTTTTTGTTCTTGCGTTTTAGGTTGTTTTTTGCCAATGCGGCTTTGACGGATTTTTTCTTTTGTTTCTTCTGAATGATGTTTTCTCCACAGAGGATGATTCTCTTTTGAAAAATCCGCATGATGTTCTTTTATAAGTCTTTTTGTTTCTTCTGATAGAATTTTATTATTTCCACCAGAAGCTAAATTATATCCTACTTCTAAATTCATTGTATCAAAAAGTAGGATATAAAATTTTTCCCAATAATTAGCTTCTTCTATTGTTGAAATATTATCTTTTAATATAATATGTTCAAAATTATCCCATCCATATTTTTGGATAGCATTATAAAATAATCGGCAACCTCTGTAATGAGAAGGTATCCACCTATCTTTTATATTTTTTGTCTATCCAATATATGATTTATTATTTATTTTATTTCTATGAGAATAAATTACATATTTAGAATTCATCGTCGCTATAGCCATTTTCATAAAAAATAAATTCTTTTGCGTAGGGAAGTTCTTTGGCCCAATTTATAAAATATCCCCATTCATAAGCTAATTTATGATTTTTTCTTTGATGAACTATTCCTCGTAAGTTCTCATAATTCAATGTTATTGTTCTCTTTTGGAGATAACCTTCTGGGAGCCAACGAACAAGTTCTTTCCAATAACGCTTATCTTTTGTTTCAAGATATTTCTTTCTAAGAGATTCTAAAAATCCAATAAAAGTTTCGGCATAATAAAATTCTTTTTCATTTGTACCAATTATATCTTCCATTGGAATTGTATATTCATAAGGATTATCTCCACTATCATCAATACCTGTTTCTATAATAAGTTTAGGATCATAATCTCCTAATTCAAAACTATCAATAGTAATTGGGTAACTTGCAAGTTTATGCATTGTAGAACAACTATTTGCTACTGTGCCGACTTTGTAAGTATCAAATTCTTTCCA